ATCCACAAACTAACGGCGATTTAAACGACGATATCGACCGCCTTGAGGCAGCATTACACGCTTGCGCGGCCCAAGTAGACACCCTATTTATTTGCCAGCAAGGGGCTACTGATGTTAAAGCCTGATTCCCTGCGAGCCGCCATTTTAAAAGCGGTGCCTTACATCAAGCAAAACCCAGATTGCTTACATGTCTTTATTGATAAAGGGGCGATTATTGCCACACTGGCCCCGTCATTATCCTTTGAATATCAGTACACCTTGAATCTGGTGGTGACCGATTACGCCAGCGATATGGATCTGGTCATTGTCCCAATCTTGCATTGGTTGCGCACTCATCAGCCGGATATCATGGCAAACCCCGATAAACGGCCAGATGGTTTCACCTTTGAGGTGGATTATCTGGATAACAAGCTGCGAGATATTAGTATTGACCTCAAGCTTACCGAACGAACCATCGTGAAAGAGCAAGAGGGTGTATTCACCGTGACTCACCTAGACGAGCCGGTGCCACCGGAATACTTTGTCAAAAGTTACAAAGTGAATGTTGACGGTAAAACTGTCGCGGAGTGGGCCGAGTGAATGACTTGCACGAATTAGACCAAACATTATCAATCTTGCTGGCGCAATTATCCCCACAGGCGCGCGGCGCATTTATGCGACAAGTCTCTAAAGAATTGCGTCAGCGTCAACAAAAGCACATTCAGGCACAGCAAAATCCCGACGGCTCCCCCTTTGTCGCCCGCAAGAAAAAACGCCGCGATAAACAAGGCCGCATCAAGCGCAAGATGTTTACCAAACTGCGCACCGCCCGTTTTATCAAAAGCGAATCTAACGCCGATGAGGCCGCAGTGACCTTTAGCGGTACGGTCAATAATTTGGCTAGGGTGCACCACTACGGCTTGCGGGATAAAGTCACAAAGAACGGGCCAACAGTGAAGTATGAACGCCGCCAGTTGCTAGGTTTTACTGACGGCGATAGTGAATGGATTGGGGATCTGGCGTTGGATTTTATTAGTCTGTGATTTTTTCTCGTCCATTATTTAATTATATTTTCTCCCCATCTATTTGCTCGGTTAAATGTTTTAAAATCATTAAACCTTACCCCCATATCCCTCATTACTTTATGTGCAAAAGGTGCTGACAGTTGCCTGATATAAAAAGGCTCATTTACGACAAAGTGATGTATTGCATGAGTGCTACCAAAATTAAAACAAAATAGGTTGAACGGTAAAAGCCACCAAGGATTAAGCACCTGTGTTTCCTGAATAGTATTACCAGTTTCATTATCGCCAAAATAATGCATATTTGAGCTTACAAAATGTAAGCAGAAAGACCACAGAATATTGGGCGCTGTGATTATCACCATTACGACATCAATAACATTGAATACTTTTAGCGTCATTTCAGACCAGGTAATTGTCACTCCAAATAGTGGTGAGACAATATTTATCAAGTGAAATATAATAAATGAATATGCAATTAATGAGTGTAAAACTGAGAGTGGGAAAAATGCCTTAAGTGCCTTCTTAAATAACTCTCTTTTTTCTTCCCTCGATTTAGCTTGTAATATCACTACAGCTGTAGCAACTATAAAATCACTAATCATCCATAGTCTCAACAGCCCCCAACGCTGACCATTAGAAAGTAGCCTTTCCTCTAAATCCTCATATGTCCCTGGCATTTGGTGATGCTTAAGGTGAATTTTTCGCCTAACCCAAGGGTTAGCCGTACTAGGGCGAACACTAAATACAATGGCCATCATTATGTTATGCATGACACGATTCTTTTTGAAATATAAACTATGAATTAAATCATGTTCAATTTCATGTGCCACAGAAAGGCAAAGGGCATTAATTATGATGCATCCCCACCAAGCAATATACCCATTGAGATAACATAATGAACTAACGATAAAAATCCCAATAGCGAAAGATAATATACCAAGACCCAATGCGTCCTGGTGTTTTAATATACCATGTTTTCTCTCCATTTCTTTACAGTGATTACTTATGGCCTTTCTTATTTTCTGTGATTTAATTTTGTCATCCTGTTTGTCTATATTGAAATTGGTTGTATTCATAGTGTAATTCCTATAGTGATTAATTAGTGTGATACAGATGAGTAAATATCATATCATTCAGTATATAACTTCGAAGTGAACTCCTTTGTATAGTCAGCATTAGCTATTGGTGCTGTTATTAGTTCAGGTGGCGGTGAGATAAGGTTAATCAGATAGGTTATTTTCTCCATTGTAGGAACTATAGGACTTGGAATTTCAGACAGATAAGGTGAAAAGACATTAATTAAATCGAGTAACAGCTCATCATCTAAAATAGCTGAATTTTGTATCTCCTGAATAACCAAATCTAACCCGTAAGAATAAGATAATATTTGTGCGGCAGCATGCGATAATGGGTTACTTTGACAATCAGTGACGACTTTCTTCTCTATCTCTTGAGCAAGATTGGCGGGAACAGTGGTCGAATGATTAAATCGTTGTGTTCTAACTATATGTTTTGCAATTTGGTATGACATTATTGAATTGTCACCAGCATAAGTTAATGCTGCCTCTGCATCATTCTGCAATGTGATGATTTTATTATAATGATGAAATCCTAAGGCCCCACACATCAAACGACACTGACGCAGAACATCCAAACCCAACGCTGTTCCAATATACTTTCCTGTCGAAGCTATAATCTGCAACTCTTTATAGGAATTTTTATTTTCCCAAGAGTCTATAAATTTCCTGACGATTATTTTTCCGATAATCATAATCGCAGCCGATTTTAATAGCTCTGGATATAATCGTTGGCAAAAAAGTGGCTCCATAATTAATGTTTTACACGTCGGTTCATGTGATATAATTCTATTTTGAGAGTATTTAAATGTGATATCAAGCGCAGTAGCTGAGGATTTGATTAGCATATATAATGGAATCAGTCTTTCTTGTAAAAAAGTTTCAAATAAATTTATATAACGCTGTGGTTGATCCATTTCGCTATGATATACACCGTCAGAAGATATGCTGGAATAGCGTTGCAACATAGCATCGAGAGGCAAACCAACCTGATTAAATCGAATTGCAGCCATCTGTATTCCGTGCATCCCTCCCTCAGGGCCTACAGGGATGATATTTATACCCGAGAATAATATCCCATCGTCCTTATCCCTTAATGGAACTCGGAACCAATGAGGGCCATGATCAATATTATTAACTACAAGTCTTGCTAATACCACACCCACAGATGCGCTGTAGAGAGCATTCCCTATCCAAAACTTACATGAACCAAAGCTTGGGGAATGGAGAAGCAATTTTTTATGTTTATGATCATAGGTTACCGTAGTTTCCAGATTCTTTACGTTAGTGCCGTTGGCAATTTCTGAACAACACATAGAGTATATGCAGTGCATATTATTGACTTCATCATGATATTTATCCATCTGAATAAGGTCAGATTGCGTGAACATAACATTCCCAGAAATCATATGGGTAGATATCGATATTGCTAATGAGTGATCGAATGCACCAATTAAGCCTATATTTTCACACAACTCATTGAATTTAATTTCTTTTCCCTGACAAAGCCACATGTCATTGTTAATTATTTTTTCTTTGAAAATAAATTTCATCCTTTTTATAGTTAAATCTATATAGTCACGCTTGGATATGTGAAATTTTAGTTCAGGATTGAATAATGGTAACTTTAAAATCCCCATAAGTTTATTATTAAAATTAATACGAACTCCAAATAAATTATTGTGGTAACTCTACGTGAGAAACGGAAAATATCAGGCATTAAAAATAACCAGCTAGATTAGTATAGTAGTTATTAAAATATACATCACATATATTTTAGATTGATTGTTAATCATTAACTAAAAAATATAATTACTGTAATGATAATTTATTTAATAATCTATTCAATATTTAAATAATACAATATTAATTAATAGTGTATTATTTAACAACCTGACTTCTCTTGTTTGCTTTATTTAATTTATTGCTTTCATTTAATTAAATGCTATATGTGAAAATCTAATTTGAATCTCTGGGGAACCTCTTGTGCCATCCCTCACACAAAACCCATCACATGCCCCGCGCGCCCGTAGGCGGCACACTGGCCGCATGAATATCCTTATTGCTGGCCTCAAACGCCTATTGGCTAACATTATCCGCATTGGCATCGTCTCAGACGTCGATCTTGCTAACAGATTGTGCCGGGTCAAAATCGGCAACCTTGAAACCGATTGGCTCAATTGGTTAACCCTGCGCGCCGGCCGGGTGCGCTTTTGGTCTGCGCCATCGGTGGGTGAGCAAGTTATGGTGCTCAGTATCGGCGGTGAACTCACC